CAGAAAGTAGTGTTACGACGATTACAAGTATTACACTGGTTTGGAGTGTTACCACTGTTACAAGTATTACAGTACCAAACCACAGCAGAGGTGGCTGTAACTCGGGCGCTGGGTCCGAAAAGTACTGTTACGCAGTAAGTGCTTACGAGTGATGGTGTTAGGTGCTGAAAACGTTGTAATTGTATTTGTAGTAACACATGGGCCCCAGAGTATATAGAGGGCAAAAGCGGCGGCCTACTTTTCAATACTTTAATTACTACTATTACTAGTATTACAAGTATTACAGTCTCGTTACCTTATAGCGAAAACGTTGTAATTGTTCGAGTAACGCTCCTCAGCCCCTGAATTACACATTCCTGCTGGACAACACAGCCATCTAGCTTAAGCTGGATGCGTGAAGTCCCTGGCCGATTCACTCGGAACTAAGCCGCAGGTTCCCGCGGACGTGCCCGAGTTGCCGAAGGCTCCGCTCTCGCAGCGGTTCACGGCCAAGGACTTCTGCCTCTCGGTCATCAATTCGCCAGAGTATCGACAGTCCATCATGCAGCGCATCGTCCTTGGATGCTTGCCGCCGCAGATAGAAGCGATGATCTGGGACCGTGCGGACGGCAAGGTAGTAGAGAAGGTCGAGTGGAAGGACACCACCGACCCGCTTGAAGACCTCAGTGCGAAGCAGCTGGAAGAGCGGGCCATGCAGTTGCTCGAGCTCGCGCGACAGCTGCGCGATGAATCGAGCGGCGGCGACAGTACAGACGACAGTACTTCAATACATTGATTCAGACACTCGAGCTGCCTACTACACTGGAAGGCATCAGCGCGGAGATGGACCGCGTTGAGCTGCAGCTGCGCCGACGCCGCTGGGCACGCGACCCTGTCATCTGGGGCATCGAACGCTTGGGCGTGACGCTGTGGTCTGGTCAGGTGAAGATACTCGAAGCGGTACGCGACAACCGCAACACGGCCGCTGCGACGTGTCACGAGATCGGAAAGAGCTTCGACGCTGGGCTGCTGGCTGCGTGGTGGATAGATACACACAAGCTCGGTGAAGCGTTCGTCGTGACGACGGCACCGACCAACCCGCAGGTGCGCCTGGTACTCTGGAAAGAGATAGGCCGTGCTCATACCCGTGGCAACCTTGCAGGCCGCGTCAATCAGACGGAGTGGAAGATTACGCGGGGCAACAAAGAAGAGACAGTGGGCATCGGGCGAAAGCCCAACGACTACTCACCTACAGCCTTCCAGGGCATCCACGCGCCGTTCGTACTCGGCATCGTAGACGAAGCGAATGGTGTCCGTGGCCCGCTCCACGACGCGTTGGACTCTCTGATCGCGAACGACGGTTCCAAGAAGCTGCTCATCGGAAACCCTGACGACCCGGCTGGCGAGTTCTTTGAAGCATGCAAGCCGGGCAGCGGCTACAAGGTCATCCACATTTCGGCGTTCGACTCTCCGAACTTCACCGGCGAACCGATGCCGGCTGACATCCTGCGACAACTCATAGGGCGAACGTATGTTGAAGAGAAGCGTGCGAAGTGGGCGCCGAAGTGGGTGTGGACTGTGGACGGTACGCGTTGCGTTCCTCCGCCGGACGGCAAGCTTGAGGACACGCATCCGTTCTGGCAGAGCAAGGTACTTGGACAGTTTCCGGTGCAGTCGAGCGCTGGGTCGCTCATTCCTCTTCCTTGGATTCGTGCAGCGCAGGAGCGGGAACTGAAGCCCATCGGGCAGAACGAGCTGGGACTCGACGTCGGCGCATCAGAAGACGGAGACCCTTCGTGCTGTGGACACCGCCGTGGACCAGTGTTCCGCGTGCTGTATGAAGAGCGTCAGCCTGATACAATGAAGACGACAGGCAAGCTCATTCAGCACTTGAACGACAGGACCTACGGAGCCGTGCGGGCCAAGGTAGATTACATTGGTGTTGGCCGCGGTGTAGTAGACAGGGCGCGCGAGCAGAACCTTCCAGTACACCCCATCTCGGTAGGTGAGTCGGCGACGGTGACATCGTGCCTTGATTGCAAGCACGAGTGGGACAAGGCGCTGGTACACAGCGAAGCATGCCCGAAGTGCAGCAGCGAGAATACGCAGGCGGTGTTCGCGAACCTCTTGTCTCAGCTCTGGTGGAATGTGCGGGGACTCTTCGAGCGCGGCGAGGTAGACCTGGACGAGAAGGACGAGCAGCTTGCAGAGGAGCTGTTGACTGTACGTTGGGAACCGAACAGCAAGGGCCAGACCGTCGTGAAGTACGGCGACGGACCATCGCCTAACCGCGCCGACGCGCTGATGATTACCTTTGCGCCTGTAGTTGAAATCAAGGCGCCTGTGCGGATGAGCGTGTCGTGGTGAGAAGGACCATCTCAATGGTAGGAACTATGTCAAAGAAATCAAACGCGCAAGACACGACGCTGCGCAACAACCGTGCGATCAACAGGAAGGTCGCCGACTTAGCTGAGCGTGTTCGTGTACTGGAGAAGGCGGTCGTGCAGATTTCGAATCGAACAGCAAAGCTTACGGCCAAGGCACTACTCATCGCAGTCGTTACGTTAGCAGCATCGGCCTGCGGCGACTTTATGTTGGCTCAACCCTCGAGCACTGTGATGCCGAAGTCGCCGTGCCAGGTCGCGGGCAGTACCGTCAGCATCCTGGATCAAGTGCCAAGCTGTGGCTAGCAAACGCAACCGTCACCTACGCGCCGTCGAAGGGAATGCGGACGAATTCCGCGCTGCCGCGAACGCGCTCGCCGACCGCTTAGTGTGGGCGAAGATGCTCGGCATGACGCACGCCGGCAAGCGTGACGTGTACGGTGTGCTGGGCTACGACGAGCTCATCACCGCGAAGCAGTACCGTGACCGGTATGCTCGCGGCGGCATCGCAGGCCGCGTGATCGATGCCTTGGCGAAAGCAGCATGGCGTGGAGACGGTGACCTGTTCGAAGATGAGGATCCAGAAGTTGAAACACCGTTCGAGAAGGACTGGGATGCGCTGAACGAGCAGCATGACGTGTGGTCTACGTTGTGCCGTGCGCACATCCAGGCGTCGCTCGCGAGCTTCTCGGTCATCCTCATCGGTGCGGTCGGCAGGTTGGATACACCACTGCCGAAGGGCAAGCCTGGAGCGGTACTCTACGTCAAACCGTTCGGCGGTGGCATCGTCAATCCGCAGCAGCCACGTGCATCGACGGCGTCCGGCGCAGTGGACGCGGACGTGATCGTTGACAAGTGGGACGAGGACTCAGAGAGTCCTCGCTTCGGCAAACCGCTGACGTACCTGTTGAAGCGCACCAACTTCATCACGCCCGGTGAAGACAGGCCGGTGCATTGGACGCGCATGGTGCACGTGCCGGCGATCGGATTCCTTGACGACGACATCTATGGGCCTCCGGGCCTTGAGGATGTGTGGAACTACCTCATCGACTTGGACAAGGTCGTTGGCGGCGGAGCAGAAGCGTTCTGGCTGCGGGCGAACCAGGGTACGCACCTGAACGTTGACAAGAAGATGACGTTCGCCAACGCAGGCGACCGGGAAGCTGAGCTCGCTCGCCTGGCAGAGCAGGCCGACAAGTACGCGCATCAGCAGACGCGCATGCTGCGCACGACCGGCGTTGACGTGAAGGCGCTCGGCTCCGACGTGGCAGACTTCAAAAACCCCATGGATGCACTCGTGACGCTCATCGCAGGGACGAAGGGCATCCCGAAGCGCATCCTGACGGGCAGTGAGATGGGGCAGTTGGCCAGCGAGCAGGACCGTGACAACTGGAACGATCAAGTCAAAGACTGCCGCAAAGGATACGCGCTACCGACCGTACTGCGACCGTTCGTCAATCGTCTCATCGAGTACGGCTATCTGACGAAGCCCAAGCAGTGGGAACCGATGTGGCCGGACGAAGAAGCAATGTCCGAACCCGAGAAGATGGCCGCAGCGAAGGGCATGGCAGAGACCAACGACCACGGCAGCATCATCTTCACCAGTGCCGAGATTCGCGAGTACGTCGGTTATGAACCACTCTCCGACGAAGACATCGCCGACGAGCTGAAGGTGCGTGAGGCAGTCACGGCAGCAGACAAGGAAGATGTCACGCCGGATGCGCCCGACGCTGAAGACATCTTAGACGAAGAAAACGATCCGGAAGCGGAAGTGGACACAGAGGAAGAACAGATTGACAAGATCGCTGCCGCGCTGAAGCACGGCGGTACGGTCAACATCACGGTGGTGAAGGAGTGAGCATGAGAGTCATTATACTGCTAGCGGCGATGACCTTGTTTGCGGTACCTGCGACGGCGCAAGTCGTCATCGCGCCAACGGGCACGACCTTCAATCATCCGACGACCGAGTTCAACCGCACGGCATCGTATCGTGAAGAATT